GCATATACAACGTATATGAACATTTTAGTACAACGTACTTTAATTCACAGCCAGTGATTATCACATCGTGATTATTCTCAACGAGAATTGTATTGTTGATTCAACGAATCTTTTGTGTTTACTATGGCAACTCAACGAGTTTTTGACAGTGATGTGGTTATGCAAGAACCTCCCTTTTCACCAAGGAAGGCTGCACGTGAAGTGCGTTTTGCTTCAGATATGTCTGAGCTTGTTACTCGCTTTGAGTCATTCTACATCGTAGATTGGCCCAAGGTTGATTGGCAGCCACGTATTTGGAGTAATGGGGATGATTGTTCTATTCCAAAACATGTTTACTATTGGACTCACCAAAAGGAGAATTTACTCTTCTTAGGTGGTCGGGTAGTTACTCAGAATGTTTTGGATAGAATTTTCATGCGTGATTGTGGTAAAGTTTTTCGCCGACAGTTGTCTGGTCCAAAGGCTCATGTTTTTGGATCACTTGATTTGTTGGCGTTTGGCTTTGTTACAGGATTGATCACCGGAGGATATGTTATGAATAAGCTCACCGAAAAAGGAGTTATGGGCTTTTTGCATGCATGTCTTGCGATGATTGGTCGTTCTTTAAGCAAGCGAGTTGATGATTTCTATGAGAAATTAGAGGTTACAACTGAAAAAGTTCTCGACTCTTTTAAGCATATACTTAAAATTGTTGAGGTTGCTTCGCTTGCTTTTTGTTTTTCAAATCTGGCTCCTTTGTGTGAAACCACTTTGCAGTGGGCTTCACTTTTGGGGCTTGTTTTGATACCTGCGTATGGACAGACATTGGCGACTAAATTTATGGCTATTTTCCAGAAGGGAGCTCGATGCAATAGTGATGCGGGTGGTGACAAGGTTGAACCCTTTGTCACCGTCTTGTTTACTTTGCTTTCGACACTTTTTACTGGATCAGTTAGCTCTTCTTTGGTTACCAATTTCTTTCGTATGGCCGACTTAACCGGGTGTAAAGACCTGTTTAAGAAGGGTAGTAAGTCCGCAATTACAAAATTGACGGAACTTATTATTGGTTTTCTTCGATATCTTGCCGCTTACCGGTCAAATGGTATGGTCGACAAGATATTGCAGAGATTTGATCTTGCTGAGCAAGCAAGAACTACCATTAAGGATGTGCCCAATCTTTTGATACGACTCGATGAAGTTTATGCCACGTGCAACCAAATGGCTGCACGTCCTGAACTTTATGAAAAATTGAGTGAGTATCAAGATTTTCTTGCACATTGTAATGGTGTTCTTCGGATCTTGGCAACTGTTCCGGAGTATCCGCATATTAATCGTGTTTACTTTTCACAGAGATATTTAAAGGCTTATGAAGCTGTTGTTACAGCAGTTCATAAGCGTAATACTTTATCTCGTGTTGAGCCAACTGTGTTGTATATTGCGGGTCCTCCTGGGATTTGTAAGACGTCTATAGCAGAGGAAATTGCTAAGCGGGTTGCAAAAATTTTGTGGCCCAAAGAGTTTGAAGAAGGTTCATATAAGTATGATCGTAATAGTTTACTCAAGCATTGGGATAACTACACGAATCAACCTATATGTAAATGTGAGGAAGCCTTTAATAATCCGAATCGCAAACAAGATAAAGTTTGCGAGGAGGATACTACGTGGCTTGGTCTCATTTCACCTTCTGTATTTCCTTTGTCTATGGCGTCAATACCTGAGAAAGGGACCCGATTTACTTCTGAGCTGGTTATCTGTACTTCGAATACAGCATATCCAGAGTCAGGAACTGTTGATCGGGCTGCCTTACTTAGGCGTATGCATCTTCATTGTTTGTTTTGTTGGAAACCTGGCTTTCCAAACTTTGATGTTGCAGGTACGAACGGTACGTACATCCCAACGGGTGCACGCACTGATCGTTCTCATCTTCAGATGTATCTGCATCGACCGGATCATATGCTTATGAAACCGTCTGGTACGGCTGTTAAGAATTTGCCAGTTGATAGGATATATCCTCATAGTACTGATGAGATGGCTCGTTGGGAGATGGAATTTGTTGGTGAAAATGGTGAGAAGCGCAAGGCTCGTGGTGAATACCAGGAAACTGATATTGACCAACTTGTGCAACACTGTATTGCCAACATTCGTTTACGACGGGCGATTGCATCACGTAGTGTGATTGAAGATGGGGCGAAGGCGCACGTGGCGGAAGTCGAATGTGTTCCTTTGCCCCCTCTTGAGGGTGATGAACCTCTCTATGGTTGTGCTGTGCACGATAAGGGAGATCCATTATGTAAGTTAAATCTGGAGGTTCCGTGGGAGGAAGATCCAGATTTTGAATGGTATGACGTTCCTGGCATAGGTCGTGTCCCACTCGTCTCATTGAGTGGGAAGAAGTATGCTAGGAATGTCAGTCCACAAGCGCAGCATTATATAGATAATGTTGTTGCTGTTCAGGAACAGAATAAGGAGAGAGTTGTCTTGCCAGAAATAATTTTGGATACAGGCAAATCTTTCTTTAGGCATGTTTTTGATATGGTTTTTCCAGTAAAGTTGGAAAACCCGGTTCCTGCTCAGAGAGATTCTTTGCGTGGTTCCTATTCGTCAAAGGGTTTGGATGGTATACAGATTCATGAGATAAAGAGTTTGGATGATTTGGTTCACTTTGATGTGAATTATCTCCGTACTCTTAAGAATTATGAGTTTGGTACAACCCGAAAGATTTTTGATAAATGGTATCATCATAAGGTTTCTTTGAGTTTTGATCCTAATATTTCCACGGATGAGGAGTTGCTCCCTGCAATCGTTTCGCTTGTTGCAAGTTATAGGTGTTTCGTCTACGAAACATATACTATTAACGAGAAAAGTGAAGGTTGTTTGGAGTGGCTCGCCATGCGTGGATGGCATATTGAGCGTAATGGTGAGAACCAGGATGGCTCAATAAATGGGTTTGTTGAAGGACCGACGAGAACGGGGACCCGTATTCGTCTTCCTTTGGCTAATTTACCGATGTTTATTGATCACATTTATACTGACGAGTATGAGAAATTGTTAGAGTTAGCAAAAGAATCTAAAATAAGGGTCCAATCGACGCTCGAGACTATTGTCCGTGCGTTTTGTTGGACCTTTATGGTTACTTTTGTTCTTCTGACGGTTTGTCAATTAGTCGTTAGTATGATTGTTGCGATATTTTCATCGATAATTGAATTTTTACGTGGTCTTCGTGCTCCTAAAGCAGAGGCATGTTCACTTGACGAGATACAACATATGATTGATTCTATTCAGAGGCAAGGCTTGGAGAAGCGTTCTTCTGATGAGGGTCATTCTTACTATGATAAACATGGTAAGCGTATGAAGTATAGTGTGTCTCGTCGTGAGTATGTTGTTGATCAGGAGTACGAAGATAGTAAGCGTAAAACAACTCGCTCATCACGTCGTCGCAAATTGGCTAAATCACATGCCCTTGATTGGGAGGATGATATTGATTGGAATGACTTGGTTTGTGAGGAACGTAATGAGGATCCTGATTGTGGTAATCCAGCTGACACTTGTCAGTTTGATGTTCCACCGATGGAAACGGATGTTCTTTTGGATCGTTTTGCTAAACAAATGGTCCGTGTCACCTATTATAGTAATAGTGGGCGCACTCTGACAATGTATGGGATACAAATAACTGGTAGAACAGTTATGATACCTTCCCATTTGTTGGCAACAGAAGTGTGTGATTATTACTCTTTTGGGGTTGATACGGATACTATTAGTTTTAAGGAAACGGTTCCGAAGAAAAATATTCGTTCCTTTCAGACAGCGAAAGGTGTGGCTCAATTTAATCTTGCGAAATCTGATGGCATGTTGATTACTTTTCAAAATTTGCCTGTTCAGAGATCATTGATTGGCCATTTGGCTCGGAACCTACTTGATGTAGGATATTTCCGTAAGCCAAAGGGTCTTGCTTTGATCCCTAGGATAGGACAATGGAAGGGTAATCCACGTGTCACCATAGCGGCTCCGTGTGGTAATATTGAGTCAGTTGGTCAGCTTACATACTCAGATAATCAGTATCGTGAGTATACAGCTGAATTGTACAAAACTGTTATTCCAGAGCTCATTTCAGGTGATTGTGGTTCTTTACTTCTTGTGAAGGAAGATGGACAATCTCGGATTGCGGGTATATACGTTGCGGGAAGTGAGAATGGTAAATATACTTACTTCCAACCGGTTACTCGTGGTTTGATTGAGTCCATGACTTCTGATGTAAAGTGCCATGGTTTTGATTCCTATCCACCTGTTGTTGACAAGGAAGAAGAGTGTTCTCACTCAACTAAGATTGTCAATGATTGTGTTTCGATAGGAATTTATGAGCATTGGGATAAACCTGGTGTTATGTCCATTCCTCCATCTGAAATTCGCCCATCTCCTATTCAGCTTGAAAACGCGACACTTTTTGACCATCCGGTTTCTACTAAACCGGCTGTTTTAAATAAGGTTGCGTTGCAAAAGGCTGTGAATAAGAAATGGTGCGAACCAGGTTATTTTGATCCTGCGTTTTTGGATGTTGCCATTGATTGGGTCAAGCAAGACCTGGCTGCTCACATTAATCAGTGTTTTCAGCTTGGTATTCAGGACTCAATTGATGGTGAGACCAATGCGTATGGTCAAGCGAGCCGTATGGCGATGGATACCTCACCAGGTTTGCCGTGGTCCTGGCAAAAGCCTTCGGGCTCTGCTGGGAAAACGGCTTATTTCGACTTTGTGGATGGACATTACGTACCCAAGCAAGAAGTCGTCGATGCAGTGCAAGAAATTTGCGATGCGCGAGATTTGGGGTTGGTTAAACCAGCTTTGTTTCGAGGCACGTTGAAAGACGAGCGTCGTGACATTGAGCGTGTGTTGGAGGCCAAAACTCGCATCTTTACAGCTGGACCGATGGAAAAAGTTATAGCAGATCGTATGTTATTTCTTACTTTCATCAAGCAGTTTAAGGATGCGCGTTTGAAGTTACAGCACGCGTATGGTATCAACCCCGAAGGATTGGAGTGGAATGAGATGATCCATCAGCATATTAACATGGGTAGTCATCACTTTGGTTTTGACTATTCAGGTTTTGACGCTTCTGAGTCTCTCATTCTTCTCGATTCCGTTTCGAAGTGTATTGCAAGTTGTTATCACCCCCATGATGCGCGTCGCATTGAATGTTCTGGCATTGAAAGTTTTAATCACTTTGTTGTGATTGACGGTGTTGTCTATAAATACCATCAGGGTAATCCATCGGGTTGCACAATGACAACGATTTACAATACTATTGCGAATTGGTTGCTTTTGTACTATGCCTGGATTAAACTTGCTGGTGAGAATGGACGCCCCGTAACACGAGACTTTTATCGTCAGAACTGTATTGCGCATGCTTATGGTGATGATTTCATTTGTACTGTGTCGAAAGATTGTGTTTGGTTCAATGGTGAAACTATACCTCCTATTTTGTCTGTCTGTGGTGTTAAAGCTACAGCTCCAGACAAGACTAGTTGTCAAAAGTTTTATCCACTGGATCAACTCACTTTTCTTCGTCGTCATTTTGTTCCCAACCCCTTTGGGGGCTCGAAAGCTCTTTACGCAGCTCCACTGCCTAAGGAACTAATCGAGGAAATACCTATGTGGTATTTCAAGGGTGCAGATGATAATGATTTTCAGAGCAACATTAGAACTTCGGTTTATAGTGCTGCATTCTGGGGTCGGGCGTATTTTGAGTGGTATGTTGCCCGTATCAGGTCAACTGAATACGGGAAACATTTCTTGAATACGCTTGATACAACTGCGATTTTTCAACAGGCATCCGCTCCCTTTGTTGGTGGCCATGAAAGTGCAAGACGCGTTGATCGTGTCTTTGTATCTAGTAAGGGCCATTTTGCTCCTTTGTCTTCCCGCTGTCAGCAGACGGTTAAGTTCCGTGAGTTTGATTTTCCATCCGTGGTGGCAGCATTTGGCTTTGCCAAGTGCATGTTCCATGGAATGGAGGATCCGAGTCGTTTTCAACGACTTAAACCACAGAATGCGTATGTTGAGAGAAAGAAGATTGTGAGCAATCCTAATTGGAAGCGAATGCGTCGCGAAATCATGAAGGAAATTTTGCTTTCGTTGGCAAAAAGTCCTAAGTGGTCGCAGTTGCTTTTGGAAACCATGGACAGTGTTCTGTTCGAGGCTTCCAATGACACAACTTGGGGTATTGGTTTACCCCAAAGTGTGGATCCCCGTATGAGTCAAGCCTTTCCAGGCGAAAACTTGTATGGGGGGGTCCTCATGGATGTGAGAACCCATTTGACTTTAAATAAGACAGTGTAAACTATCTTGCTTGAAGAATTTTAGATTATTTGTTTAGTCTACAACTCAGATCCTCTATAACTTTAATTATGGCGGAAGGCAGTGATATTGGTAGTGGTGTTGCGCGTGCATTAGATGATTCACGCGTTGATCTTAATATGACTACTGGTGGAATGGATACTGTGAAGTTGAGTACACCAATGACCACTGGCCGCATTCAGCCAACGGTTACACAGAATATGAATGATGTTCTCAAACATGAGACCACCATTACTTATGTGTCCGTTGCACCGTCTGCGACTCGTGGTACGTTGTTGTATCAGACTCCCATTGATCCATCCCAATTTTATACGGGAACATCTCCGTCCCGTGTTTCTTGGGTTTCTAAACTGTATAGATTTTGGAGGGGCGACATTAAATTCCGTTTTGTTTTCACCAAGACGATACTGCAACAGACGAAAGTAATTGCGGTGTTCGTCCCTTATGCGTCATCATCTGACCCAGCTCCAAGTCCAGACAATGCAATTTTCTACAGTCACAAAGTGATTATGAATCCTGCGAATGAAACTGAGTGGACTCTTACAGTCCCCTTTGTTTCTGATCGTATGTTTCATACTATGGGGCAACCTACTGGCATGCTATATGTGTTGTTGTTTCAGAATCTTGTGGTCTCCAATGACACCGCATCGGATATATATTTTAGTATATTCGTTGCTGGTGATACTTTGGAGTTTCATGAGTATGTTCAACTCCCTCCTATAGCTGGTGCCAATATGATTTCCCCTGGTAATTCATTTGTGCTGCAGACATTTGCTGGTTCTACAGTTTCAAATCCGACAAATACTGGAACTAAAACGTTCCTGTCCGATGGTAATAATACCCTTGCCACGTCATTGTCGACATTTGCTGGCTTAGCTAATGCTAATCTTTCAAATGGTCAGTGTATCGCTGCAACATCTCTGGTTGCCAACGAGACCCTCTATAATGCTGCTACAATGCGCACAATAGTGGGTACTCCCGTTGGTATGTCAGTTTCATCTAGAGTCTGTGCATTCGTTCAGTCTAATGTGACATCTGGTTCAGCGTATGGTTCGGTCGCGTTTCTCACAATTTATTTGTGGCCCGACTTTTCCTTCGCAATTGCATCAGCTGTCCCAGTGACTGTGAATCTTCAGATTGCAGATGATATCTCCAATACTTACAACGCGACTTTTCCAAGTACTTTCACCGCTTTGGCGTTGACTAGTGACTTGTCAGACCGTCTTGTGACATTGGAGAGAGCGATCGCTTCATTGCTGTCTTCTCGACAGCAAAAGTAATAATTTAAATTCATTCTGAATCAATATGGAATCGACAGATATTCATTTGCTTTTGGATGAATATGAGAAGAAGAAAGTAACTTGTTGTGTTAGATTTGCTCGTTTGTTTGCTTTTATCCGTTTTTGTTTGTATACGTTACTTTTTATCTTTCTTGGTTTGATTATTTATTACATTTATGTCTACATTTCCTCGTTTGTGTCAGCAGTTGGTGGTGTCGCAAATTGCGTTGCTTCTCCGCGCACGTGTTTCTTTGGGAATACGTCCGTTGACAAGGAATTCGCTTTGGTTTCTGACCCGGATCCTACTCTCACCCAATTTGTGGAACAGTATACTAAGTGTAAATCTATTCGTCACACTTTGAAAGTAAATTCTTCTCATAGTATCTTTTCAGA